CACCAATTGTAAGATTAGTTAAACCGTTTACTTGTGATTCAAAATCCATTAACCAGCACTCGCTATAAATATTTCTACGTTAGCAGCACTGCTACCGGGATTAACTTTTATACTAGCTAAATCAGCCATTGAGCCAAAACTAGGAGATGTATCTGCTTCAGCTAACATTAAATCATCCGCACTTCCAAGTATATGGCTTTGATCACTGTCTAACTTAACTTGATATAAAGTAGCAGAACCAACAACAGCAAGCTCAACAGACGTACTTGCTAAATTTGTAATCCTAATATATCTACTGTCTCCAATATTAATAGCTCCATCAGCTCCACTAACAGCTGCATTAAAAACAGCTAACGTAGTAGTTGCACTCGCTGGACAGGTTACAACTCTTTTAAAAACCTCATCAATGCTTTCTATTTCAACAACTCTTTTATTATTATATCTTTCGTTTTCTATTAAAACAGATTCTTCAATTTTTACTTTTAACGTAGCCATTAGGCTCTCCTTACTTTACCAGCTATTTTTTTACTGTATTTAGCTTTAAACTTTCCTTTTGCTGATGCTTGTCTCTTTCTTCTGTTTGTAGCAGACTTTTCTGAGGCACTAAGACTTTTCCTAACTGACTCAGGTAAGTAACGCCCTCTTTTATTTTTAGGTTTTCTTTTATCTTTTTCACTAACGTAATCCCATTTTTGACTAGTCCATTTTTTTAAACT